TTAATTTTTTATCAGCTTCATCTTTAGTATTTGCTAATACCTCTTGTTCTATTACCAGAGTATAATAAGTCTTCTTTCTGTATAGATTTTTACCTAAATCTTCTTTTACTAAAACTATATCTGTTTGTGTGTCCATATTTTCTCCTATTTGTTAATGTAATGTTGTGTCTTCAAATTTTTGTATTTCTGGTATACTTTTGACTATTGTTCTCATCATAGAATCATAATCTTCGTCATTTAGTACTGTTTTATACAATCTTAATCCTATTGTGATTAATGTAGCAGCAATTATTTCCCAATTATATTGTAAACCTAACATAAGTGTATGTTTATACAAATCATTAAATGCTTCTTGTAATTTGTTGTTATCTTTATTTGACACTTTTGCTATTCTCCCATACGTTATTATTAAATACTTGTATTAAACGTGTTAGTTCAATATCATATTTCTTTCCAAATTTATTGGTAAAACAAACTTTACAATCAGTTACCGGTAAATCCAGATCACCATATTTAAGTATATCTATATTATTTTTATCCATCTACGTCCTTTGTTGCTGTATCTTCACTACTCATTAATAATACGATATAATGTATCGCCTTTAATAAATCTTTTCTATTCTTACCATCTTTCTTACCATATCTACAAAGATATTTAATGGCATTAGCCTGGCAGAAATCCTTATCAATATCTAATTGTCTTAACATATCTTGTACTTGAAAACCATCTTTTGTGGTACTGTAGTGTTGACCATATGTTGATTCAATATATTTGCCTATTTCTTTTACTATCTTGTCTTCACCGTATTTCATATAATTCTTACCAATATAATAACTTGAAGAACTAATATAACTAATGGAACAATTGTTCTAATCAATTCCATTGTATGATTATATTCATCTAATTTTCTTTCTAATTTATTTCTTTTATTTTTCATTAGTTTAACCTCTTATCATTATAATTTAATACTTTTCTATTTGTTAGTTTTTTATTAAAGTCTTTTCTTAAAGATTGTCTATCATACTGTTGTCCATAATCTTGCCACATTTTTCTGTCACCTTCAGCTTCAATTGGCCACATATCTTCGTATGTTGTGTAATATTGTTCTTCATCTATAAGTTCTACTTTAGATATATTTTGATAGTTAGTTGCTGTTTCTTTATAGTTAGAATCTAAAAACTTAACCATCTTTTGTTTTGTCTTATCATTAAATTTCTTTTTAAACTTCATAGGCACATTTCTATATACAGTTTCATAAGAGTAAAAGTATTCACCACCAACCTCTGGATCCGAATACTCTCTCAAATAACATACATTAAAAGTTTTATTCATTATTTACTTTCCGTAAGTAATACTTCTTCAACATTGTCCTCTGTGATACCAACCATTTCTAGGTTGTCTATCTTCTTTACTTCTTCAACAGCAGTTGTAAGATCAATCTGACCATCTTTTAATTTAAAGACTACATTATCTACTGCTTTCTCGGCTGTATCTTCAGCCCATTGTTTTACTTTTGACATAGTGTTTTCTCCTTTGTTGTGTTTTTATAATACAAATTTTGTTCTTCGTTCATCTTCTTAATTAATTTTGATTGGTTGAACATTGACATAGTAGGGTTATTATATACTATTTTGTTCACATTGTCAAGCCGTTTAATTAACAGTTTAAGTTTTATTTGTTTTTCTTTGTTATTCATACTACTATCCTATCAGAAAATAGCCTATCTGTCAAGCGTTATTTTTTGTTGATTTTACTTGTTTTTTAGTAGAACGAAACCAGAACAAAGTATACCGATAGCTGTATTATAGCCTCTTGTCGTTACTTTTTCCTCGAAGGGTGACTTTTTTGATATTTACAGGTGTTTTGGTGAGTTTTGGTAACCAACTTTTGCTATATAATAGCTATCGACAATATCTGATATAGGGTTACCAACCTTTACTGTATCAAATACTTTTTTTAAGTCCGTCTTTGTTTCTTTAGAAAAGAATTCATACATCATATCCTTATCAGCATTACCTTTTCCAGTGGCACCTTTTTTTACTACACTAGGAACAACAGTATCGTAATGTATATTAAACTCTTGTAATCTATACTTTAGAATACCACAGTTCTCTGCTATCTGGAATATGCCTTGTCCTTTTGATCCAAAGGAATATCCCTCTATGTAAACTAACTGCTCTGTGTGTATGGTGTCCTCTATTAGTTCATATACCCAATCTGATATTTGACTAAATCGTTTAATAGGTGTATCGTATTCTTTGTGTTCCGTACCTATAATATTTTTGGCCATAGGACCAATATACTTTTTCTTATTTGTTAAATAAAAAAACTTACTGTTTTCAAATATAAAATCTGTTGTAATACAAATGGCAGGACTTGTTAAACTATAATCAATTCCAATTATCGTCTTCGGATTGGTTTGTCCAGATTGTTTGTTCTTCGTCATCATCTTCAATTTCCTCTACTTCACGTCCACAGAATGGACAAGTTAATGGTTCAAGGTCTTGTACCTCAATATCCCATTCTACTGTATATTTAGTTTCACAATTAGTACAAGTTTTTTGTCTTTTTTCAATCATTATAGTTTAAAAGATTTAAATTGATCTTTCTTTACGTCTTGTTTGATACCACCGATAACATAAGATTCTATTTCTGTTTCTTGTGGAGCATTTTGTGTTGATCTACTATTTAACCAATGGTCAACCCATGGTAATGGATTGGTTTTCTGATCGTAAGTAGGTGTTAATTGTATGGCTTTCATTCTTCTATTTGCCATAAATTCTACAAATTGGTGTAATAATTTTTCTGATAATCCGATCATAGAACCTTTTGAGAATAGATAAGTTGCCCAACGTTTCTCTTCCTGTACGGCCTCATCATACATTTTATAAACTTCTTTCTCTGTATCTTTAATGATCTTTAACATCTCTTTATCATTTTCATAATCTTTCCAGTTGTTTATGACCTTTTGGGACATAGCCAAATGTTGACTTTCATCTCTAGCAATAAATGATATAATCTTAGCAGAGCCCTCTAGTTTCTTTAGTTCACCAAAAGCAAAACTACAAGCAAACGATACATAAAATCTTAAGCCTTCTAATATGTTTACTGATACCATAGCAAGATATAAACTTTTCTTTAATTCATACATATCAACTTTATCTGGTGTTAATGTCCACTGATAACCTAGTTTGATTAGATTATCATAAGTTTTTGTAACTGAATTTGCTCTTTTTTCAATCTTTTCATCTTGTATAATCGTATCAAATACTTCACTAGGGTTTGAGTATAAATTTTTAATAATGTATGTATAGCTTCTACTATGAATGGTTTCCATAAAGTCCCATGCTACAATGGCACCTTCTAACTCTGGTAAAGATACAAACGGTAAAAAGGCCAGACAGGGGCCACGGCCTTGTACACTATCTAACATTGTTTGATACTTTAGATTAGATGTAAAAATAAACTTTTGTTCAGTACTCAAATCAAGGTAATCATTTCTATCTTTTTGTAAAGATACTTCTTCAGGTCTCCAAAAGTAACCTAACTGTTGTTGTGTTAACTTATCAAATATAGGATACTTCATTGTGTCGTATCTCTGTATTTGTAAATCCTCACCAAAAAACATTGGTTGTTTTGTGAAATCTACTGTTTTACTCTTATTTAATACTGATTTACTCATTTTTTTTATAGTCCTTTTCTAGTGTATTTATATTGTACAAGAATCACAGTTTTCATCATCTTCAATTGGTTTATCTTCAGGTACATTATCAACAAACCCTATAGGGTGTGCTGGTTCGTCTATATCTCTCTTGGCGTCATATGTATTCTGATAATATGATGTCTTCCAACCTAATCTGTATGTTGTCAATAGGTCTTGTGCCATGACAGATACAGGTACTTGATTGTCTTCATAGTTCTCTGGATTATATGACCAATTACCTGATATGGACTGGTCAAAATACTTTTGCATTACGGCAACTACATTTATATATCCCTCATTCGATTTCATATCCCATAATAAAGTATAATTACTTTTTAGTTTTTTGTAATCAGGCACCACTTGTTTTAATGGACCTTTCTTACTTTTCTTAACACTTAAATAATCTCTAGGTGGTTCAATACCGTTAGTAGCATTTGAAACCACACTAGAGGATTCTGATGGCATTTGAGCAGAAAGGGTGCTATGTCGTAGACCTGACTCTTTTATTTCTTTCCTTAAACTCTCCCAATCATAAGTTAGATTTCTGGTTACAACCTCATCTACCTCTTTCTTGTAAGTGTCTATTGGTAAGATACCATCAGAATATTTTGTTCTATTAAAGTATTCACAAGGACCTTTTTCTTTAGAAACTTCGTTACTTGCCTTTAAAAGATAATACTGAAACGCCTCTGTTAGTTTATCTACTTGACGCCACGCTAATTTTTGGTCATATGTATAACCTTTTTTAGCTAGATAGTGAGCAAGGCCAATATAACCTATACCTAAACTTCTTCTTGCCTTTGTAGATATTTCGGCAGCCTTAACAGGATATTGTTGATGATCTATAATTTCATCTAAACTTCTTACTGCTAAATCACATAAACTTTCTAATTCATCCCTCTTATCTACTGTACCTACATTGATGGCAGATAGAATACACAAGGCAATCTCTCCTTCTCCATATATATGGTCAATAGGGTCAGTAGGTAATGTAATCTCCTGACAAAGATTCGACATTCTAATTAGGTCTTTAAATGATGAGTGAGAGTTACAGTGATCTATATTCATAATATAAATCCTACCTGTTTCTGCTCTTTCTTTTAAAATACTACCAAATAAAACTTGAGCATTAATTTTCTTTTTCTTAACACTAGTTTTTCTTTCAGCCTTTTCATAAAGTTCATCAAACTCAGGTGTACCCCATGCCTCATATAGTTCAGGCACTTCATGTGGTGAAAACAAAGTTATATCTTCTTCTCTTATAAATCTCTCATAAAATATTTTTGATAATTGAATAGAGTAATCTAATTTTCTAACTCGGTTATCCTCTGTACCTTTGTTGTTTTTTAGTACAATAATATCTTCTATTTCTTGGTGCCAAATAGGGAAGTGAACAGTAGCCGAACCGCCCCGTACTCCGTTTTGAGTACAGCACTTAACTGTTGCCTCAAATTTCTTAAGGAATGGAATAACGCCGGTGTGTTGTACTTCACCGCCTCGTATCCTCGCATTGATACCTCGTATTCTACCAGCATTAATACCAATGCCAGCCCTTTGTGCAACATAACGTCCAATAGCCATATCACTAGAAAAAATACTACCCAAAGTATCATCAACATCAACCAACACACAACTAGCATACTGTCTAATAGGTGTTCTAACACCGGCCATAACCGGTGTCGGTATATTGATTTTAAATTGTGAAATAGCATCATAATATTTTTTAACATAAATCATCCTTTTTGTTTTTGGATACTGAGCAAATACAGTAGCAGCAATCATCATATACATAAACTGTGGTGTTTCAAATATATTACCATTTGATCTATCTTGTACTAGATACTTGTCAATAACTTGTCTTAATCCGGCATATGTAAAGGTATAATCTCGGTCATGGTTAATCCAATTTTCCATTCTATCAAAATCTTTTTCGTCATACCAATTTAAAATATTTTCATCATATACTTTTAGTTCTACACCTTTTTTTACATGACTATAAATGTGAGGGTGATCCCAAAGTTTATTGATTACTGTTTTTCTCAATGAATATAATAACAACCTAGCTGCCACATATTGGTAGTTTGGATTGTCTAGTGAAATTAAATCAGCCGCTGACTTAATTAGAATCTGTTGTATATCATCTGTTGAAATACCATCAAAGAATTGTAGGCCACTTGACATCTCTACCTGAGATGATGATACACCTTTTATATCTTCACAGGCATACTCAACCATTTCATGTATCTTTTCTATATTAAGGGGTTCTTTTCCTCTTACGCCACGTTTAACTACATTTATTATTTGTTTTTCTACCATATTTTTCCCTTTTTATATTTTTTTCCAGTAATTAAGTTTAGTAAGAGCACTCAACTTTGAGTAGGTGTTAGTACTTATAATATCAGAAATCTCTTGTTTAGTCAACCCTGCAACAATCATATCATTAATGTCTTTATGACGCATGTCATTTGGCCATACAACTATATTGAATTCTTGTTCTATCACTTTACTCATTCTATTGACTATCTCTTTGTTTCTTGGCTCGTTATCGTATATGTATGTGATTTGTTCTTTTGGTATTTTGTTTTTTAATATTAAATCTGCACCACCAGCTGCCAGACAATTATCAATAAATAGACTATCAATCGGACCTTCAACGATATAAACCTGTCGTTGAAAGTTAACTCTTTCCAAACCGTAAATTTTTTGTTTTTCTTCATCTAACTTTACCGTTAAGTATTTTGGTTGTTCATTACCAAAGGCACGACCTTGAAAAGCAAACATTTCACCTTTTGTATCATAAAAGGGTATTATTAATCTTGGTTGATCTTTAGTAACTTTATAAGTATCAGGTTTAACTTTATTAACTAAAGTCATAAACTTTTCAGCAAGATACAGTATATCAAAATACTTTTCAGGTATCTTTCTGTTTTCACAATATAATCTAGCAGGGTGGTCTGGCGTTAGACCACTGATCCTTTTCAAATCATCTAGTAGAGTTGTGTCTTTAAACTTTACAGGTTCAAATTCAAACTCTGGTTTCGGTGTCGCTGGTGCCGATTTCTTATATCTTTCTAAAAGGTATTGTTCATACAGTTTAGGATCAATCATTTTTATAAAATTGGATAAACTTTGGCCTTGTCCACAATTATGACATTTAAAGAACATATCATTTTTAACTCTATAAAAATATGCTCTTGCCTTTGTCTTGGACTTTTGTGAGTCTCCACAATGAGGACATCTAAAGTTGAATAGGTAATCAGTTTTCTTCTTAAACTGACCTAATCTACTTGAAATGTTTGTAATAAATTTCAGGTCTATATAACTTGACATAACAGACTATAATATAACACAAGTGGATCAAAAAGTCAAGTCTAATCTGATAACATTTGTAAAATTTGTGAGAAATTGCCTTCTAATGTGAAGCCTATTACAATAGAAGCACCTAGTATAAGCCATTTATATTTCTCTAACATACCTACTCTAGCATTTATGTCATTCTTTAATGACTTTAATTCAATCAGTAGTCGTTTTTCGGACAGTTCAATATCTGTTTTCAATTCTTTGTGGATATCATCTATCTCTCTTTGTTTATCTTTAAGTTTATCGAAGATAACTTCGTCTATCTGTTCCTGTCTTTGTATTTTTTCTTCGTGTACTGCCAACATAGACTTAACACAAGTAGAAACATCTGTCAACTTATCAATGGCTGTGTCTAAACGGCCTTGAATACTGTTAACGTTCTCTATGTCCTTTTTAAGGGATTCTAATTGAACCTTAATATCTGTGTGTGTGTTTTCTGCCATGTTGTCCTATTTAGTTGGTTAGTATAAGTTTATTTCCCTAGTGGGTGTACGCCGATATAACGTCTTTATACTATTTTAACTTATCAATAACCTATGTTATATTTATTTTTATGCTGACCTTAACATTGACCTAATCGTGTAAATTCTTTTCATTTTATATAGTTTTATCAGTGTCTTTTTTCGCCTACGAAGTTTTTGTTTTTTGATCTTGAGCCAGTGTAAGTTGAGTATGTACAATTTGAGTTTTTTATCATTTCTTATTATCCTTTTTCCTATTAGTCTTAACTTTCTCTTTTGAAGTAAAGTCATAACCCTCCATTTGTGTTGATTTAACTTTTGGCTTATAAATTATATCTCGTTTGTTTGTATTGTTGATGTATCTCTATATACCTTTGGTGTATGTTCATAAAAATATATATCATATATTGTTGGAACACCTATGAGTATATTAAGAACTATTAAAATCAATATGAGTTTATTAAAGAACTTTTGTGTTCCTTCGTCTATCTCTGGTTCTATACGTCTGTCTTTAATCATTTTATTGAATATATTTTAACTTTATTAGATTTACCCTTGACAGTTACACTACCTAATTTGTACATTCTTTTATGTAACTCTTTTACCTC